AATTTCAATAAATCAAAAAACATCGAATTGTTTAAATGATAATATCTTGCCTGTTTTTTTAAAATGGGAAGATATATTTTAGATGAAAATTTCATTTCTAACGATTATTTCGAGAATTACTGGGATCTGCATCGTATCGGTACTTTTCGTACATCCAAGTAACTCCTGCGGCTACGGGTGCTTCTGATGGCTCTGAATCATATTTAAGAGTCCTATCAGGAACATCAATAGGCACACATCCTTCAAACGTATGCATTAATCGTGTTGGTTTCAAATCATAATCACGTTCTCTTGTGAACTCCTGTACAGTTATAGTACATTTGATGGAATTCTCTTTTCCTGTGTTTACTAATCCTCTATAACCTGCTGCAATAATCCATGGACGTATTAGTCCATATACGAAATCTAAATTAGTTTCTAAAAAATCTATATGCACTGCACGCTCGGAAACACCCATTCGATCAGAACCAACAAATCCTTTTAAATAACCACCCATGTTATCTAATCCTGCTCCTGTAACAGAAAACGCCTCTTTGGGTAATTTTATTGATTGTGCATAATATAATCCCAACCCATCAAATTTAGGTTGGGTATTATCGTTTAATAATTTATTTTGAACGCTGGTTGGGACAAAAAAGTTATGGGCATCAATTTGAGTATATTTTTTAATAATTTCAAACAATGCATCAGGACCACCCGTGTCGTATGTATCGGGAACTATAGCAACTGCCCATTGGGTGGTTAAGGGAATATTATAATCCCAATAACCACCCATCAAATCTAAGAAATTTGTTACTAAACTATTTTGATTAACTTCTGCCACATTATCTATTTAATGGAGCAACTATGTTACTGCCCATAGAAGTGCGATCAAAGAAATGATAAGCTATACCAACAGTGAAGGACATTACGGCACCATTGCCTTCTGCCATACTATATGATACTTCACCAACATTTCTTATCGAACAGCCAATTAGACGGTACTTATAAATCACATCAAGATTTTTGTCCAACTGAAGTAAGGTCATGATGGAATTTGCGTTTGCAATAGATCCACCAGCTTGTCCACTGCCAGCAATACCAAAAACATTACCGAATGTTCTGGTTGATTCGTTCATAAGCAATTCACGAACTGATGAAGTTTCTGGACAATACATTTCAATTTCGTATGATTCCGAACCGGGAAAGGTTACAGAACCGGGAATATTAAATGTCTGACCTGCGTATTTTACTTCTTGGTTCATAATTGAACGTGCGGGTAATTTAGCGGTTTTCGCATACAATAGATCGGTTGGTGATAAATTAACTCCGTTGTCGAAATTAACCGATTCCACACGGAATAGGAAATCCCGTGCAAAGTCATTAACTACTGCATTGTTGAAAAATGTATTGATTGTCTGATTCGGTACGTCCATATAATTATTTATTCTTTTCTATTAATTATTTAGAAAAGAACAAACAACATTGTGCCTGCATCCCACAATTTTCTATAGCTATTATCCATCATATTTTGATTTTCTGTTTTATTTGTATCGAAATTTTCTAATATTTTTGCTAATCTGTGTTTTTGTGTTGAAAACCGTGACAATATTTTATCTTTTTTTGTATATACATACGATGGTGGGGTAAAAGACTTGAAGACAAATCCAAGTTTTTTGTACATATTTCCATTGCTGTACCGCAAATCAGCATATGATATCAGGCTTTTTGGATTTTGTAATTTCTTGAAATGGCTTAATAATTTCGAAGCTCCGCCAATTACGTTATGGTTTAATTTATTACAGAATCTAACCAATTCCCATTCATAATTTTTATTAAATCGTGGTTTAGAAAATGTCATAACAGACACAAGATCACCGTTATATTCTAATCCTAATTTAATTTTAGAATTATCCATACCTTGTAAATGATTCGTATTTAAAAAGTCATTCTTTTGTTTATTATCTAATTCAACAATTTTACATTTTCTTGCATATATTCTATTACTATTTCCTAGTTTATTATTAATAATAGATTTCCAAATATTTTGCTTATTTACATTATTCCATTCATGTGAATTAATTTGCAATAAATTAATATTTAAATCTAGGCATTCTTTGTATTTTACAAAATGGTTGTTTCTTTTTTCGGTTTCTTGATCAATATTATTAGGAAAACTACTACCAAAAGAATGCCACACTCCTCCGTTATATTCTATGGCTATATTTTTAGATGGTATGTATATATCTAATTCTTTATTTGTGTTTGTATATTTATAATTTTCTAAAATATCGGATTCATATTGTTTTACATATGCTAATACTGTTTTTTCTTGATAAGAAGTACCGTTCTTTCCATAACATACATAACATCTGATATTTTTCCATTTTCCGTCCGAAATATCGCATTCTATAGAAGTATTGCAAACATTACACATTAATTTCGTTTTGCCGTAATTCAAGCCATTGAAATTAGTTTTATCTGTTATTTCGAAACCTTGGCTTTCTATCATAGGTGCAATATTTTCTATATGATTAGTAACTCGGTTTTTGCACAAAAGAAAGTGAGCACATTCTCTTTCAGGACAACATGTGGTATATCCCTGTTTTAAATTTATAAATCTGGTTTTGTTTTTATTACAAATAAAACATATTTTTCCGTCATGTGTATCATGAATTATATTATAAAATCTATTAGCCCAATTATATTTATTTTTAGTCAATATCATATAATTCGTTTCTTTTATGATTCTTTTTAATATATGTTTACTGTGTTTCATATCAGTTCTAGAAACACATTTTACGCATTCTGCTATGTTATCGTTTTTCTTTGAAAGAAATTTTATCATTTCTTCTTTGCTGGAAATTTCTGTTTCTTCGTTTAACAAATAATCAATTAAATCTTGTTTTTCTTTTTTAATATTAAAATTACAAGTTCCACTAGGAGATTTCCAAGTTGTATTCACTTTTCTAAAACATTTATTACATGATTCGATAAACCCAACTTTATTACTAATAAATTTTAAAGGTTTTCCACATATGCATTTGGGTGTATCTGTTAAATTATTAATTATACAATATATACGTTTCGACAATGGATCAGAATTATCCAAAAAATTAGTACAGTCTATTATATTTTTACATAATGTACTTACCAGAAAATGATCTCTTCTAAAATAAGCAGAATTTAAATTCCCATTAGAAGTATAAAAGCTTTTATCGTTTTTTATCTGTTTTAATACTTCTTCGTATTCTAGATTGTCTGTGCTCATATATATATTTATACCACATATCAAAAAATATGGAAGAATAAATCTTCCATATTTTTTATTTTTGGATTTTATTACTGACCAATAATTTCGTTGAAATTAGCTCCAGTAGAAGTGGCGTAGAAGTTCACCAAGATGAACTCGGCAGCACGAACTGGCTTCAGATAGATGTCTACGATTAGTTCATTTTGATCTATTACGGCTGGAGTATTATTACGTTTATCACATACGATTTGATAGTCGTATAGCCCTTGTGTGTTCTTCGCACGATCAAATATCGGTGTTAGTACGGATATTACACGATTACGTGTAAACATTGTATTTGGTTCGAACACGAAATACTTTGTGGTCTTCTTTGTGGCTTTTTCTAAGTATAGGAATAGACGACGAACATTGATACGGTCGAATGCACTTGGTTGACGAAGCAATGTTTTTTGACCAAAGATATTAAAACCATCATTCGGGAAGAACGCAACTGGATTAATGGATACTTTGTACATCATGTCACGTTCCTTGAGTTTTGGTGTGATAGCTAGTGCTAATGCATTCGTTACACGTCCACGTATGAAACCTGCGGGTGCGTACCATGGTTCGAAGTTTCTGTCTACATTAGCCATATCAGCAGCGGCAAATGATGAGAAAGGAACCCATATATTTGTTCCGGAGAACATATCATTAATTTTTGCCCAGTTTCCGTATGTTGTGGCATAACTTGTGTTTGCTGTTTCGAACAAATGACGAAGAGGATTATAGATATATTGTGAGAATGCCTTGGTGTGATCAGACATAACAGTGTTATTAGCACCAGTTACGAATATCTGACGAAGTGGATCGGCAATGAACATACAATCCTTACGAAGATTTTCGCAGAAATTTCCAAATAGTTGGAAAATTGCATTGTAGTTATCTTTTACATTATGACGATCATCAGCTGGTGGTTCGTATTCGTTTGTTATCATTGCAAGTAATCCAGACTGTAATCCTACTGTTACTTGGGTATCATCAAAATAAGAGGTTTCGTTTGCACATGCGGTCGCATAGATAGTTCCAAGACCTGCTTCCACTACTAGATCAAGATCAAATACTTCATCATTTTCTATCTTACGAAGAGTACGATCAAGTTTTAATGTTAATGCACCGATGTTTTTTCCGGTGGTTGTGAAGTTTGCATAACTTCCTGCTGGGAATAACGCATCAGCAAAACCAATATAATTTTTAATTTCGGAAACATCACTCAAATGGAATCCATACTTAGACCAATTGTTTTCGTGATTGTTTTGTAGTGTTGATATTATATTTTGAGAAAACACACGTACTTGTTTTTTTGGAATTCCGTGTTCGTCCATCCATGGACCACTGCTCTTGGAGCTTACAAAACTATTAACAAACATTGTGATGTTATTAGAACTATTAACAACATTTTCAAT